TACTCATTTTGTAAATCCTGCTCCAAAATATAGCCCGACAATAGCACTAACCATGTGTGTGTCTAGGGGTGTAATAACAAACCCTGCGGCTTCTTTCCATACTACCTTCTCATCACCACCAAATAACCATGAACCAAAGCTACCTTGAACCTCAGTGTATCCAACAATAACACCTACCTCTGGGTAAAATATTGCAGCCACTTTAGGTAATACAATGATTGCCCCAACAGATCCAAGGGCAATGAGTCGACGCGTCCAAGCGAAATGCCTGTCTTTACTACCATATTCTCTAGCAGTATTAACCGCTCCAGCGCGGAACTCTGAACGCTCCATTAACATCTTTTGATTAGCAATGCGTGCCTTTAATGCCTGCCCCCAGATAGACATAACACCGCCTAAAAGCGTAGAGCCTAGCATGGTAATTAACTCTAATGGAAATCCCATTACATTTCTCCTTCTTCTTGAAGAGCTTTTGAAAGAGCTTCCATCCTAGTGGCTATGCCTCTAGTAGTTGAGTTAGGAGCAATAGCAGCCCTGTAATCATCATGGTCTAAAAACTCTATAGCAGCTAAAAAGAAATCTCCTTTCTTTATTAGCTTAGCCGTTTCTGTACTATCCCACCCACGATATACAGACTGTAGTATTTCTATCTTAAGTTTCTCAGAATAAGTGTCATAGTCAGGAAATATATTTCTACTTCTTCTTATATATTCTGGAATAAGTTTAGTCTTAAGGTTAATTTCAGCATCTCTCTCTGTGCTGTACTGCCCCTTTTTCCCTGTGTTATCACCATAATCAATGGCGTAGACATTCTCTTTCTTCGGTTCCTTGTAAGCAACAGTCACCCTGCCGCTAGGTCTAAGGCTGTAATCCTCACGCTGGTGTATAGCTTTGAATGAATAGTTTAAACCCTCTAATTCCATAATACGATGGGCTGCTTTGTCTTCCCAAGTTATAGCTGGCTGTACTTTATACGGAACATCTTCCATCACAAACTCCTGTGTGTGTGTTTACCTTGTAGCAGACATCGAACCTTTTTCAAGAATAATGTTTGTGGTAGACCTCACGGTGACGTACAGCATGTGTTTTTGACCCCCCCCTCCAATACTAACCTAAATCTATGGCAACCCTAATATCGCCAGCTATCTGTACCTGACTTCTATCTATGGCTTTGTATCCAGCCCTGTCTAGTATATCTTTGCTGGCTTCTAGCTGTACATACTCACTCTTTGCTCCTGTGGCTAGCTTCGCCACCTGTTGCACCGCCTTCGTAGCATTTAAACCAATCGTTTCCTGCACTCGCGTCATCATGTACTCTTGCACATGCACTAGCTTAAGTGCCTTGCTAGCACTCACTCTACCACTATCGCCCTTCGCATAGCCAGCTATCTTAGCCCCGTGTGTGATGCTACATCCAGTTGCTACAATAGTATCAACTAAAGCCATTTGTCTTGTAGTTAGTTTTCTTTGTTGGTTCATGTGCTCACCTATAAAATAGCCCCCCTATAATCCCCCCTCTTATGCCCCATCATTATATCCTTTGTCAACTCACAATGGGCGATTCCTTGCGGACCAGTCTGTCGTATATGGAGCCAAGATGTCTCCACCCTTCGGGCTTCCATCCTTATCGCGAACGGTAGAGCCAATCCCGTTTGTCGCTTAATTGCTTCGATCCCTCCGTTCTCCGCAATACGCTGATAATACATAGGTAATACAAACAAGGACACATCAATAATAAAAGAAAAAAGAACAATATAATTAACATAAGATTGATTTGATTTACTATATGTGCATTTGCCGACATCCCTTGTTTGTCATCAACGCACGAAGCACTCGCCAACACACCATGCATCACTCCACTTTGTAATCGCAAGGCCACTCGTTCCTCGAACCTTGCAATCACACAAGCCAGCAAGCTGGAAGTGGAGCAATGTCTGTTGCTTATGTCGATCACAGCAGTGGTTGATTTAAATCAAACAATGGAGTGACAAATGTCAAACACAAATAGTAAATCAAACAAATCTTCTGAGAATAAAGAAGTAAACTTAAATGAAATCGCATACGAAAATGCAAAAAGATGTATAGCATTTTTCGATAATGAATATCTAGCTGTAAATTATGCTTGGTCAATGTGTAATTCAACTCACTATATGTTAGCCAACACCAAAACTCAGCTAGCAGATACGCGTGCTCAAATCATCTCGAATGAGGTTGAGGGTCAAGAGATGTCAACCATTCAGGAAAAAGCTATCGAGCGTCAAGGATATCTTACGTCAAATTACATGGACTTGGCTATCATTCACAATGCNGACTTAAAAGTTTACCTTGAGTTATCGGGCAAGCCTTGGGTCAAAGCACGAGCAAAATCAAATCGCCCGACTGGACGGCACGCCAATTTAGAATCGCTAGCAGATCAAATCATAGCTGGCAACATCACAATATAAATTAACGAGAGGGTGTAAAAACCCTCTCAAAATTTTTTGCTCGCAAGCTCGCAGATAATGGGTCGCTAGTCGCGACACTACAAGCAGAAGCAAGTAAGGAAGAATAGAAATCTTAAGAAAAGGAAGAAAGAAAATGGCACTAGATAATAACACAATGGCAACAGGTTCCGTGTCTGGGGGTATCACACAACTACTGCGCGAACCCCAAAAGTGGGACTTCGATACAGAATTAGTACCCATGACTACTGAAAATGGTTCTGAAATCAGGAGTCACAAAGCACTAATCCGTACTGATACTGAGGAAGTGTTAGCAGTACACGGTAATGGATATCATATCATATCACACGATAATGTAGTTAACTCTACCTATGATGCAATCAAACAAGCAGACATTAGTAGTGACTATGAGTTTAAAGTTACTGACTATGACAGTGGCAGAAAGCTTAAGATAGATATCATATTCCCTGACTTAATAGTTCAACCAAAAGAAGGTGATCATATTAGATTCCAAATTCAAGTGTATAATAGTTACGATGCTAGCTGGGCTTTATCACAATCAGCTAAAGCATTTAGGTTGTGGTGTATGAATGGATGCACGACACCAGATACTGTTAGTCATCAGCGTACCAAGCATACTAAGAATGGATCATTAGGATTAGATGCAAGTACTGACTTAATGCGACAAGGAGCTAGACAATTCTTTAAAGATAAAGATTTGTGGGCTTCATACACTAAGCAGCCAATGAATTGGAGTACAGTAGAAAGTTTCTTTAAGAAAGAATTAGTTAAAACTTCTCATAGATACAGAGATCACAATGAGTTTAATAAGAAGCAGCTTGATAACTTACTAAGCATTCATGGTGAGCAAGTTAATCACCTAGGTCACACTGCATGGGCAGCTTACAATACCATGACTCAGTGGGCTACACATACAGGTGACTGCGCTGTGCCTGAGAATGCACAACGTCAACGATCAGATCAGATAGCAAAAGCTATGCGTTCTGATGACTGGAAAACATTTACAATGTTAGGAGCATAAGCAAATGGTTAAGATTTTTACAGCAATACCATCATGGGTGCTAGATTATTACCTAGAAACCATAGTACCTGATGTGTGGATTACAAACATAGAAGAGCAAGTTAATGGATTTTATGATCTTGGTGTACACCCAAGTTACCATGATAGAATAACTTTCCTTGCAATGTGTCACGAAAAATGGGAACGTCATAACTCAAATCAAATAGAGGGACATCCAATATGAATCCAGAACCAATCTTTATATCACGAAGAGACAAAGTTTTATACGAAGCTAATCAATTAATTAGTAAAGATAGAAACAGTCAGTACGGTGATCCACATATTAACATGATGATGATTGCAAGGGCTTGGTCAGAAACACTTGATCATACTGTACAAACGTGGCAAGTACCTATTATGTTAGCACAAATGAAAATAGCTAGGCTATCAAGCGGTGGGTACAAAGAAGATTCCATTGTAGATGCTATAGGATACCTAGCATTAGCAAGTGAGATGAAAGATAAAGACGTTCCCACATTATAAGGATGAGACTTATGTTACTGGGTCATATGAAAAACTTATCGAGCAGATGGTTGTTCATAGAAGCACACTTGGTATATCTCAAGAAGAACTTGCAGGTAGAATCGGGTGTGCTTCATCACTCATTCATAAATGGGAGCAGCACAAACGAGTACCTTCTGGGTTCTTGTTTACATGCTGGTTAGATGCACTTGGCTGCGAGATCACGATCAACTTCAAAGAAACTTAGGCAACAATCCGCTACATGCGAGGCGTGTGGTGTTGTGTCTGATTTGTTCTTAGCTATACTAGCTAACATAGAACCAGTCAGACATTACATTATATGTTTAGACTGCTATCAGAGGGACACATGGCAAACAAAAATAAACTCAAAGGAACTTACCACGAAAACTGGTTCGTTAAATGGCTCACCGAAATCGGTATCGAAGCGAAGAAGGTACCCCTCAGCGGTGCGCTCGGAGGTGAATACTCAGGTGACATCCATCTCTTTATCCAAGGACGAAAGCTGGTGGGAGAAGTAAAGTACAGGGATAAGTCTAATTTCCCCAGCCCTTTCACAGTATTAAAAGGCAGAGACATTGCTTTTTATAAGAGGAAAACAGGTAGTCCTCAAACCCTAGTCATCATGAGTGGTGACCAATTCAAACAACTAATGGAGGTTAGTAATGGAAATAATAATTGATGCGCCAACACCAGAGCTGAAAGAAGCAATGGAAAAAAAGATAAAAGAGTATTTAAAAAAGGAGGAAAAGAATGACACAACAAAATCTAGTTCTTAATCACTTAAGAAATAATAAACACATCAACACATGGACTGCGTTCACTGAGTATGGATGCACAAGACTAGCTGATATTATATTTAGGCTAAAGAAAAAAGGTGTGGTGATTAATACAGAAATGAAATACGATGGTACCACTAATAAAAAGTGGGCAGAGTACAGTCTTATGTCTGCTAATAGATACAAAGCATAAGCATATCCCAGCTGAGAATGGAGAAACCCAGCTGGGATACTAATGAACATACAACAGGGAGGAAATATGTTCACCACTAGATTAGCCGAAACCATATGGTCTAAGCAAGTAGGAAATCCCAGTAACAAACTAATATTACTTGCGCTAGCTAGGTATGCTAACAAGCAGGGAGTTTGTTGGCCTAGTATAGAAACATTATCTAGTGACACTGGTATATCCGAACGACAAATCATGAGGATTATCAAAGACTTAGAAGCAACTAAGATTCTGCTTGTTCATCGAGCAGGATGGAACAAACCTAATGTATATACTTTCTTATATGGTGACACCATGTCACCCGAACCAAGTAAGTATACCTGCATTGTTTAGTATTAAGTATATAAGTAATGGTTAGAGTGACACCATGTCACCATACAAGGAGTACCAATGGAAGACATCAAGAAACATAGAGAGTGGATAGTAATACAGGTAGCTGCACTGCGTGCTAAGTTCTACGCACCAAGACTAGACGCAGAAGTTAACAAAGCATACATGATTTCATGGGCTGACACACTACAAGTCTACACCAAGCAGGAAATCAAGGACGCAATGGCTGCTCACGTGCGCGAGAGTCCACGCATAACGCCCAACGAGGGCATGATTAGAGAATTAATAATCAGACATAGGCCAAGAGCTAAAGCACCAGCTCAGCAGCCAGTAGAAGAAGAGTCTAAACTCAGCGTCGAAGAGCGCAGAAAAATTTCAGCAGAAGTAATGTCTACATTCCAACGTGTAGTAAAAAAACCTTGAGGTCAGTTGGATAATATAGTATGATCTCAGTACAAAATGGAGGAAGTAATGGAGAGAAAAGGATTCATTGGAGGATCAGATGCCGTCAAGATTATGAACGGTGACTGGATAGAACTCTGGGAAATCAAGACAGGTAGAATAGAATCGCCTGATCTTAGTAAGAACTTAGCAGTACAGATGGGTATACTAACCGAGGACTTTAACATTAGTTGGTTCGAGCAAGAGTATAACAAAACTGTTAATGGTAATCAGTATGAAATACTTAGAGGTGGTACAGTTGGAGATCATATGCCTCCACTTAAAGGTACACTAGATGGTCTTGTAGGTGACAATGATATTATAGAATGCAAGCACACTAATGCATTTAATAATATGGAAAAGGTTATGTCATATTACATGCCTCAAGTGCAGCTGTATATGTATCTTAAGAAAGCAACGGGTTGTTACCTGTCTGTATTCTTTGGCAATAGCAAATGGGAATGCAATTACATTAGCTACGATGACAGCTACATGACTACAGTTCTTGATATGATAAAAGATTTCTGGAGCTATGTTGTAAAAGATGAAGAGC